TGAAATAAGTCAAGCATTATTTTCCGGGAAAGCTGTAAAAAATCGCAATTTAACTCTCGGGGTGGCTTTCAGGCCAAAAAATCAACGATTTTTAGCGCTTAGGTAATAAAAACTTGTAATAACCCTGTAAAGCCTTGTAAAGCTCGTAAAAACTCTGTAAAGCCTTGTAAAGCTCACAAAGCCTAATAAGGCCCAGAGGCCCCAGGCCAAGGGGCTAGACTAAGCTAACATTTTTACACCTTTGGACCAAAAAATGCTTGACTTTTGCACTGATAGGTCTCATACTCGGCGCCGCCCGTTTGTCGCCTTGTTACAAAGCGGGCAAAAAAGTGCTTGACATGGCATCCCTTTTGCTGTATAATACCAGGGTGGGTAAGGGGTCTGACACAGACTAGGACAAACTTTTTTTGCCCGAGGAGTAAAAAAGTCTTGACATAGCATCGCTTTCCCACTATAATTGGCGCCCCTGGGCGCTGTATAACAGACCGGCGCAAACAATTTGCCCGCTCGCGGTCGAAAGTGCTTGACATGCCCAGTGGCTTGTGGTAAAATCGGCGCCCGTTATAACAAACTAACGCACACAAAATGCTACCTTGGGCTAAAAAATGCTTGACACAGATCCTTTAGTCCGTATAATACTAATGCTGTAGGAGACTAGGGTTTTAGGTAGGCCTATTCAAAATCCGAAAAATGCTTCATTGGTTTACTACTTCACTTTCGCACTGGCGCGGCCGCGCCGATTTTGCCATTGTCAAGCAAAATCGGCGATGGGTGTTCCACGTGGAACACCCGCCTAACGGTTAGCTTATGTGGCTAACCAGTTCGTTAAGTGAGCGCATATCGGCTTTAGCCAAACCCGAAAGCGCGTCAGCGTCAGCGCCTAGTTGCTCTGCAATCTGCGCAACAACGTCGGATTTGCGAACGCGAGGAGTTGAAGACTTGGCAACAACTCTAGGAGCGTATTCCAAACCTAGGCTTTTGGCCTTGCTGATTACGCTTCGCGTAGAGATTCCTGCATCGGAATATTTTTCGGCGAATGCTGCCGCGCTGTCGTAGTTGAAAGAACCGATTTTTTCCATTTCGGCGACCATGTTATCAGTGTAGTTAGACATAATTTTTATTTCCTGTTTTGTTTTAGTGTGAAAGTATTGTACCACGAATTTTTGAATACGTGCAAGCATTTTTAAAAAATAATTAGGCAAAAAAGCAAAGTTTGAATTGCAAAGCCTAGTCCATTGGATACAAGGTAAACGGTGTCGCGTTGAATGTATGCGCGGGCAAAATACAACGCCAGACCGACTTGTAACATCAAAACCATTGAAAGCGGCGGTAAATCCGACTCGCCTAAAATGATTAGTTTGTAAAGTGAGGGAAAGCTGGCACATTGCACCAGCAACATACCAACCCAGCCAATTGTTTGTTCAAATTTACGCATTTACGATCCTCCAAGGTTGAGCATTTACAATGCCGTATGGTACACGCTTTTTAGCGGCAAAGCAAGCGGCCAAAATAGAAGTTTCGATTTTAGCGTCAGATAATGCCGTGTGATCTTCAATAAAACCCCAATCCCCAGCACAAAAGCGGTAAGCGTATTCGGCTCCAGTGCGAATGTTACCGGCAGCGGATACCCATCCTTGATCGAACGCCAGCGTTTTATAGGTCGCCGAGTTTAGTTTAGTCTCACAAGCGAATTGCCAGATGTCTAGCATCTTGGGAGCAGTGGCAAAAACTGGCCCATTGCCAAGCAATTTATTAGTGTGCGACATGACGCGCTTGTCAAAGCCGAGATTATACGCGGCCAGCACATTGACGCCATAGTCTGCAATGTCGGCTTGCATTGTCGATACAATGTCTAGCCAAGGAACAAGCGATATTTCGCCAGCATCTAGCATTGGAGCATAATGCGAGAATGTTTTTTTGGCATAAAAGCCTCCCATCATAAGATCCGCGTCAGTGAAAATTTCAGAAACGAGCGCGGTATATTCTCGCAGAATTTCGCCGCGTTTGTTGGTGATGGTATAGCCAACGTCGTAAACGTTGCCGGTCAAATCGGCCGTTTCAGTGTCTAGAACCAAAAAGATATTTTGTGCCTTTGGCATAAGTGCGTCTCCGCTGTTGAATGAGTGGGTATTATAACACGCTGTTTTATAAAAGACCATGAGTAATTTTCATGTTGTTTTGAAAAAAATTCGCTTGACAGCGGCCAGGCCGCTATGGTAAAATCGGCGCGCCCAGGGCATAAGCCCTGGAGTTTTTATCGCTTTTAGTTATATGTCAAAGTATACGCCACCATTCTCGTTTTCTTTTATTTCCTCATAGGGATTTACAACCTTGCGGAAAAATTCCTGCTTTGCGCCCTCCAGCGCTCCAACAACGTCGCTAATGTTATGGTAGCGCAATCCATGCTCCGCAATGTATGCCGCGCATAGCATGGATATTTGATAGTTCAAGTCGCCGCCATTTTGCGCCGTGACGAGATTGTCACGGCTTTCTTGTGTAATATAAGGCATGATCTATGCTCCCTTTTTAGCTGCTCTTAGAGCGTATTGATTATCGAAGGCCATGCCATAAGCGGCAGAAAATCCATCGATAAATGTATCGTATTCCCCTACCCAATTCCATAGGCGGTGATGCGTAAACGCAACATCGCTAATTGCATTAGGGGAGAATGTTTTGCATGAATTGATGCAATATACGGGTTTACCTTGGCCTATAGCATGGCCCGCTTCCATCACAACGCCGCGTTGTTCCTCGTCGCTATCGCCACACCAGATGATAACGCAGTCTGCCTTGGTAACATCTTGCAGGCAGTGCTCCCACAATATGTCTTTACAATGCGTGACGATATAGGAATCGTCGGTGTAGTCGATCCATCGTCCCGTAATGTCAAAGCCCATGTCTCTCACGCTTTTCCATAGGTCAGCGTGCCATACCTTAGATGCACCATAGATTTTCATTAGTTTTCCTCCGTCAAGTATCGATGAATCTCATAAGCCACAAGCGCCCATGTTGCGACGAACATGGTTCCAATTACGATAGAAAATAGTGTTGCCATTTATCGGGTCTCCGTCTTAATAGGCTTGTATTGTATCATGCCTTGCTCGTCAATTACAACAGCCAAAATATCTTTTTTCTTTGGCGTTGGTCGTAGTGATGGGCCATTACATCCCGGCATTTTCAATGCTGCCAATCTTTCTCTCAACGTGCTCATGATGCTATACAGAAAACATAAGGGCAAATCATAAAGGCAACAATGCCAGCTATTAGTTCCATTTCTCTTTGTGTCATCTGCTATCTCCCTAGTTGGTGAAGTCATTATGCCAAAGCATTGCCCAGTTGTCTAATACCGATTTGTTATATAGAGGGGGGCGGTTATGCGACTTGGTTATAAGCGGCTCGCGCGGGCTCCCCCTCACGCGCAACTTTTGCTCCCAAAAACGAAAAAAGGCGCTAATAAGCGCCTTTGAAGCATTCGGTTGAGCCACCACCGTGTTTTCCGGCTCCCCCTGTAAATACAGGGTCTTCTGGGACATACTTTTCAAAATGTCTTACAACATCTGCCAACAATTGCTTTTCAAGGCATTTCGCGTCTTTCAAGGGCAACACCTTCTCATACAAGACTTCATAATCAGGATAGGCCCCAAAGCGTCTCTTCAAATTATTTTGGGTAATTCCCACCTTGTAAAAGTCCTCGCTCTCAAAATAAAGCACATACACACTTGTAGGCTCATCCTCCTTCAGAGTGCTTTTAGAAGCCCCGAGGCCTGCGGCAATGCGCGCCTTCGTCCAGCTACCAAACATTCTTCGTATCACATTGATTGGTGGCAGAGTTGCCCTATGGTCCAGGTAGTTTTTTTCTGTTTCAAACTCTCTCACATAAGCAAGAGCCTGCTCCTCTGTTATTTCAACTCCCTTCCTTTTACGCTCTGGAAGGTCATAGCCCTGCTTTCTCATAGTCTTTATCTTTCCCGTCATTTTTTCAGGACTGACATCAAGTATTTCAGCAATCTTTTTTATGGGCATATTTTCTTTCCAGCATTCAATAATCATATCGTGCTCTTCTTTAGTCCATCTCTTGTATTTCATTTTTTGCTCCTCCATTTTTTACTATTGTGGCATATTTTACCTCAAATGTCAAGATTTATTTTTTTGGAGGTGAATTTTGTAATAATTCTGTAACATTTGTATGATATAATTATTGTGTTCCGAAGGAGGGAACATAATATGGAAGCTTACATTGAGTATAAAAATGAAATAAAATTTGTGGACAAAGCGCGCTCCGCGATTATCCACCACGTTCGTCCAGGCATAAAATACGGAAATGTCTATTTCGAGGCCGGCACCTACTCAGAAGGAGACTACGGTATCGAAGCCGGGTATAAGGTCAAGTTCAAAAATATTTTGTTAAAAGGAAAATGGGAGGGGTTATCCGATGACACTCTCAAGCACAAACTTGAAACAGAAATAAGATTCACCTGGTAAAAAATAATTCTTGACATTTAGGTCCAACCAATCTATAATATCTTTACTATGGATGTTATAAAGATTAACCCCGAAAACTTGGAAGTCGCTAACGCGTACCTTTCTACAGGGTCGGCTATTGAAGCCGCTTCCAAGTTGGGCATATCTCCCGATGTAGTTTATAGTGTCCTTGAGAAGGGCGATGTAAAGGATTACATTTCTAGCGTTTATCAAGATCAAGGATACCGAAATAGATTTCGATTAGCAGAGTTGCTAGATGAAGTCATTGAATCCAAACTACAAGAAGCTAGAGATTCGGATATGTATTCATCAAAAGATCTTGTAGATATTATAGCACTCGCTCATAAAATATCAACCGATCATAGCAAAACCGCAGCACCTACCAAACAAACTAACGTTCAAGTTAATTCGTTCGGAGAGGGTAACTATGGTAAGTTGATGGAAAAGTTACTAAATGGACCAAAAGACGTTGGCTGAGAAGTTTACAACACACGAAGCCGTCTGCGCCGAAAGGTGGAGAACGGTATTTAATAAATTGGAGGAGTTTGACGAGCGCTCAACTCAAAGATATGAAGAGCACAAGAACGAATTTCACTCTTACAGAAAACTCGCATTGTCTAGTCTTGGACTTATTGTTATGTTTCTTCTTGGACTCTTAGCTTCTGGAGGGATGCAATGATTTATAAGAAAGGTGATTTTTACAAGTATGAGGGAAGTGCTAATAAATTCGAGTCTTATGCTGAAGCTTTGAAGGCTAGTGGAATTAAGGGGAACGCAGTAGAAAAAGAAGAGCCTCCTAAAGTAGAAGAGGACGATTTAAGTCCATTGGAGCAGATGTGGAAATCAGCAGAGAAGATATCGTCACCGACAGAATAGTTCCTGGTAACTTTCTAAAAGTACCTATTGATAACTATTTAGATGCTATAGGCATAGATCCTATACAATCTCAGGTTGCGATTATCAACGCAATTAATAACGATAAGTATCGCTTCGTAGTGGGTGCGCTATCGCGAAGGCAGGGCAAGACCTATATTGGGAATATTATTGCTCAAGTAATTGCTCTTGTTCCGGGATGTTCCATACTTATAGTATCACCTAATTATACTCTTAGTCAAATATCTTTTGATTTACAACGACAGCTTATAAATCATTTTGACCTAGAGGTAACGCGAGATAACACCAAAGATAGGGTTATTGAATTATCAAACGGTTCAACAATTCGTCTAGGTTCAGTAAACAATATTGATACGGTAGTAGGACGTTCGTATGACTTTGTTCTCTTTGACGAAGCCGCTCTGTCAGAAGGCGAGCAGGCTTTTAACGTTAACATTCGCCCAACTTTGGATAAGCCTGGGTCGAAAGTATTATTTATTAGCACCCCTCGGGGCAGAAACAATTGGTTTAGTAGGTTTTATAATCGTGGTTTTGATGATAACTATCCTCAATGGGTAAGCATCAAGGCCACTTGGCACGATAACCCACGAGCCTCGGAAGCTGACATTGAAGACGCACAGAAGTCTATGAGTGCGGCTGAGTTCGCACAGGAGTATCTTGCAGACTTTAACATCTTTGAAGGGCAAATCTGGAACTTCAATTATAAGGAATGTGTTCAAGACCTTAGCGAAATGGATTTCCGTGGTTATGAAGTATTGGCGGGAATTGACGTCGGATTCAGAGATCCCACCGCCTTCTGCGTAATAGTGTTTAAAGATGATAAATACTATGTAGTAAAAGAGTATTATCACGCGGAGAGAACAACTGATGAGCACGCGGAAGCATTGCAACCTTATTTATCAGAATGGGACATTGACTGGATATATATTGACTCAGCCGCGCAGCAGACACGGTTTGACTGGTCTCAGAAATATGACATAAGTACAGTCAATGCCAATAAATCAGTTTTAGACGGAATAGCGCACGTGGCAGCAATAGTAGATAATGATAGATTAATCGTAGACCAAGAGTGTGTGGAAGTATTGCGTGCTCTCGACCAATATCGGTGGGACCCTAATCCTAACTTACTTCGTGAGAAGCCGGTCCACGATAGCTCTTCTCACATGGCTGACGCATTGAGATACGCTCTGTATTCATTTGTAGAGGAAGCACCTACGTTTTAACGACCTAATAAAAAATAAACCTTGACTTTTAGTTCACAGGTTGTTATGATTATCAGATAGTGTTCTAAAATTATGTTAAAGAGAGACCCAGTTAAATACATAAGGGATAAAGCAAAGTCAAGATACGAAAAAGCAAGTAGTTGTTATATTTGCGGGGACAATAA